GTGTTTGTTCTGCAATTGTAGGCGGATCGTCTTTTTTCTTGCCAGCACGTTTAATGTTGACGCCAAAGCTCGTCATTGTTCCCGTAAGCAACGAGGCTGGAAAAGTCGGATCCATCGCTTTGACATAACCCAGGTAGTTAAGGCTAAGCATCACAATCGACCATGTAAGAACAGCGAGCTTTACAAAATCCGCCAACGGCGTTGATTCGGGCTCTTGCTCTTGCTCTTGCTTTGCCTGTTCTTCTGCCATGATGTGCGGTAATTAGGTCGAAAAGTGTGGTAGAGGTTTGGGCGGCTATAGCTGGGGCAACTGTAGGGGCGGGTGCCCTTGCTGTTAAGAGTGCAAACCGCGAAAGCCTGCAAGGTCGTGATTCATTGGTGCGCCTCACAAGTGCTGTAGACAATTTAAGTTCTCAGCTCGATCTTCTACGACGAGAACAAACCACCCTTCATGCTGAGTTGTTTGGAAGGCTTAGCGATGTTGAGCGCAGCGTTGCCAGGCTTGAAGGCATACAAGACAGGAACTAGACTTTCGGCACATTCAGGTTTCCGATGCTTTTATTAATTCGCCCGATCCTGTTTCGTTTCTTGCAATCAAACGGTGTCAAAAAACTTGTGGTTGATCTTCTGACTGCATACTGCAAAACCACTGACAACACCGTTGACGACAAGGTGGTGGATTTTGTCAAAGTAAACCTATTTCCAGGGACTCGCGTTGAGAAGTAAATGTGGGTTTGGGTCGTAATTGTGCTTTCCCTACTTCCCTTCTTCCATTGGTTCCGTGGCACTCCTCATCAACTTGCCGCTGTTAAAGAGCTTGAAGAATCCCTGCCTCAAGAGCTACTTGAGGAAGATGCCGCCTGGGTTGATGCGTGGAAAGCATCAGGCATTGATCAGCAGGTCTACATCCCTTACTTCAGCCAGCTCGACAACGGCAGAGAGGGCTACCGCGAATGTTTCTCAAGTGCAGCCGCAATGGTTGCAGCGCATTTTTCGCGCGTCAAGACAGATGATGAGTACAACAAAATCCGTGACAAGTTCGGGGATTCGACCTCTGTTGAGGCACAAATAAAAACGCTTAAGAGTTTGGGGTTGAACGCTGAGTTTCGGACTGATGGTGACGAAGAAATGATCGAGATGGAGATTGAAATGGGCAGAGTGGTCTTGGCAGGGTATTTTCACCGGGGCGACCTGCTACGCGGTGAGTCGCCAATGTGCAATGGGAATGGATGTGGTCATTGGGTGGTTGTGACGGGATATACAGGAAAGAACAGCAGCGATCCTGGCTGGGTGGTTAATGATCCAAAGGGAAAACCGGACTTAGCCCGTGGGGGACATTCAAGTGCCGCAGGCGAGCGAGTAGAGGTAAGGCAATCAGAGTTCAAGCCACGTTGGCAAGTCGATGGCCCTGGCACGGGCTGGGTAATCTTGGTGGACGACTTGTGAATTACGGATATATAAGTGCCTTCTGGACGACAGTCGTTATGAACTGCGTTCAACCTGTAAATTGGCAAGCTTGTTTACCGGTGCAGGACTGGTTATTCCCCGCTATAGGTGATTACATACGATTTAAAGAGGGGATTTACGCCAGTGAAAAGCGAGCCCTTGAACAGTTTCGACTGGATGGTGGTCAAGCCGAGCCTGGAAGAGGAGTTGACCCTTGAGCGGTCAGTAAGATCCATCGAAGACTGTGACAACGTTGATGTTTTGTCTCAGCTATGCGTTGCGATGGCCCGTCAGCAATGGCATCAAGGAAAGCTTCTGAAGCAAGCTATAGGCCAAATTTCTCTGTTGGAGGCTGTGCTTTCTGCCGGAGAGCAGAAACCCTAAGAGCTTTTTCTAGCGTTGTTAATTTTGGGTTGGATTCGTGCATTGTGTCCCTAACCCGTGCTTTAGCTAGATCAATCTGATCTTGAGGCCGCGTCGTCCAGTTCATGTTCACGGGGGCCATGACTCAAAGGTTGAGGGTTGGTCTTGTCGCAGTTATAGAGACTTGTCAGGTAGGTGTAAAGCCACTCAGCCTGCCACTTTTGCGCATGAAATTTTGTAAGGCCAGCTGCTTCGATTTGCCAAACAAGCTCTCCATCTTTTTCTACTTGCTTGATCGTTGGCTTCATCTCAAAAGAATAGGCACGGTGGTAAGCCGTGCCCATTGAATCAATTAAAAATCAGCTTCTGCTTGTGGTGGCTTTTGATCGGAGATTGCCATCAGCAAGAAATCGTTACCGGCTTTGCTAACGCGAGGGCGAAGGTTGGCGCGAAGTTTTACGCACTCTTCCCCTTTTTGGTTTTCGGTGCGTTCTGCAGTTTTGACCCATTCAACTAACTTGCGTAGTTCAGCTACAGGCACTTCAGATGAAGCCCAATAAGCACCATCAGTTTTTTTGTCTTGGTTGCAGTTGAACCAAAGTGTAAATGCGTCGGGAGCGAAATCAGCCATTAGGTTTTTTGTTGCGAAAGAACTGTGAGATAATGAGGCTTAACGCCTGGTTTTGGTTGTAGCCCCGCGACTTCATGAAGTGCCGGACCGACATGGCTAGATCAGTGTCCAGCCGAACTTGAAAGTGCAAATGACGCCGTTCCTCGTCACGCTTGGCTTGTGCTGTCTTTTCATCGTCAGACATAGTTTTTCAAATGGGTATTCAACCAAGCCTGATGGCGCTTGGCCGTCAAGGCGGGGGCAACTTTTGCGTCAGGCCCGAGATTAAAGTCCCGTCGAAAGTCCGTACAAAATCGAGCAAGGTTGTCAGGCGTCAGCTCTTTGATAAGACCAAGGCATTGTTCGCGATCTTCTTTTGACAGGGGTTGGTCCTTGTCGGCAATGCCTTCAATCTTTGCTGCAGGTTTAGCAGCCGGTGCGGATTCTCCACGATGAGGGTTTTCGACTTCTTCGCGTGCCCATAGCTGCCATGCAAGACCAAACTGTGCGGCAGCAGCAGTGCAAAGGCAACGTCGATGGCTGTCTGTTAAATCACGGGCGCTGACCTTTTCGTAAGCAATCGCGTTGTTGCGGTTGTCCATAATTGCCTGAGGAAAGTCAGGCGTTCGTTCACCATTTGGGCCAGTGAAATAACCAATAACGTAAGCCGTGCCGTTAGGAGCTTTCCAAACGTGACTGTTATCAACGTAATAGGCAAGGCAAAACTGCCAGCCTGGGGCGTGATCATGCAGCAAGTGCATAGTGCGGCACCAGTTGACATAATCGGCTTTGTAACTGCCAGTTCCTTTTTGACTTACGTCATCAGTTGTGATGACATTGCCAAGGTTAGGAAATTGCGGCGATGGTAATGATGGCGGAAGGTTGTTCGTTTCTGGTGGCATAGCGTTTTTGTGCATTAAGAGCAATCACTTGGGCATCGTCTTCAAAGCAGATGCTGGTGCAGCTGTCTAAGACGGCGCGACTTAATTTGTCGATGTCCCCGATTCGTTTTGTGCAATGTTGAGGTGCATCGGGTTTTAATCGGTCAGGGCCAGGTTTGTTGTTGATAAATTGATCGTTGGGTCTGGCAAATATAAAAGTGACCGAGACCAAAATGGGCTTATCCATCATGGCATGCCAGCCATCGGGCAGAGCTTTAATTGCTGCATCTTTGACATGTTTGCGCCAAGGCTTGCACCTCTTTGATGCTTCAATCATGACGCCTTTGCCGACATAGCTTTTGCTGCCTTGTGGGGCAGGCTTGCCAAGAACGGTAAACGTGAAGCTGTTAGGGCATAAAGAATCCAAGAGAAGGAAGACAAGGTTCGGGACTTACGCTACAGCCGCCCAAAGTTAATGAAACTGACCGTGATTGCCGCGTGCTTTTTGCTCGCGTGTTTTGAAGAAGCCTTCAAGATCAGGGAATTGATCCATCAAATCACGGGCCGCAAAAGCTGTGTGATTGTTGTTGATCTTGAGGCCAAGGTCGCCGGTTGTTGCGCGTGTCTCCCATCGGAGAATGTGAAACAAACCGTCCATCGAATAGCGGCTATGGCCTGACAGTTTTAGCTCTCGGGCTAGCCCTGCTAGCTGCAATAAAAGGCCAGGATTTCTGGCCTTGCATTGTTGCCATTGCAAATACAATTTCTGCGTCATTGTTGCAAGCCTGCACAAGCGCGTTGCCAACCTTGCTCGCAATGGGTGATCTGCTGCTGATTGTGAACGCTGGTCAAGGTAAGCCAGGTTGCGCCAGCAAAAAGCGTGCCAAAAATAAGAGAGACAAGAAAGCCTGTTTTTTCAGGCTTGTAGTAGCGAGGACGTGATTTCATGAGAAAAGGGGATGATGTGGGGCTCTCGCCTAAACAAATGGTGGCATACCCAGGTATGCCTGTCAAGTCGGAACTCTCACCTGATCGCCAACCCAGTTCAAGTACGGGCCGATATTGACCTCGGCCTCTTGCGCTGTGTACCACCTGTAGTCACAGCTATTGCAATGGCGGCGGCGCACTGTTTCGTAGGGGCCGTCAACAGTTTTCTTGGTCGTCACAACGTGGACTCGAAACGATCCGCACTTGGGGCACTTCATCTTGATTTGCCTGCTCAAAAGTCTGGCTGCTCAACAGAGAATCGATCCCAACAGCAATTCCAAGCCGCCAAGCATTCTTCTGGGTCTTGCTTGATCACCTTACATTTTTCGGGGCCGCTCACGACAGTGACGCACATGCCCACCGTGATGCTGGGCTGATTAAGGGCTAAGCAAGACATGTACGCACCGAGCTGAGCCGTTGCTGGCTTGCGGGCTGCAACCCCTTTTTTGGAACTGACACTTTTTAAATCCCCCAAAATCACCAATTGCTTGCTGGGCTCCAGCCCTTCTTCTTTCAACCGAATCAAAAAGTCAAAGCTGCCGCCAAGGCTTTTGTGTCTGTCCATCACCCTGTATTCAGTAGCCAAGGTTTCGACGCCTTTGAAGAACGGATCGTCGAGCAGCGGATCAAGCCACGGCGACCATTTGTCGTCAACAATCTGCGGCTCATCAAGCAGGTGCAATTCCAGTGCCTTATGAATCGCCGTTCCTCTGGCAGCCCATCCATCAGGGCCGTCTTTGTATTTGTCGATCATTGCTCGCTTAAACGGCGTCATGTCAACGTCGAGCACATCAGAAACGTTGTGCGCTAGCCACTCGCCGCGCCATCGATAACGGTGCAAGCCTTCGTGGAACTCAAGCTCTGGGACCGGGTCAAGCATTAGGGGGTTGCGCTGTGTGCCCACTATGGGCATACTTTGGCAGCCAAGCAACCCCAGACCATGTCGGAACTGGACCAAATTACGAACACCAGAGTGCTTATTGACCCCAGAGTTATTTCTGAGATTGACAGAAAAAGGCCCATCGGCGTTACCCGTACCGGCTGGGTCAACCTGCTGCTGCAAAAGGCAATTGCATCAGAGCCGGAGCCCCTTGCCCGTGACTGATCTCAAAGCAGAAGAACGCGCCTTTGATCTGTTGCAGTGGGTGCCGTATTGCCTTCCGTCTCAATATGACGAAGAGGAAGCAATGCTCGGCTATTACAGCAAGACGCAGAAGGATCGCTCCGATCATGCTCTCGACGTATGGGACGCTGATCATCCGTACAAATCCAGCGACGAACTAGAAGCGTTCAAAGAACTGGAAAGGCTTGGTGTCTACACACAGGCTGACTTTTACTCACCAAGCAAAGCCAAAGATGGACACTACACCGGGCGAATCAAAGCCCTCCGAGATTCTGCCCGAAAGCCTGAAGGACCACCAAGATCTGCTGGACCGGCTCGACCAATACGCAAACACCGTCCTTTGTAACGAGACAGACGAGCTGCGTCGATCGCAACTGCTTCGCCTTTATGCCGACGAAGTTGGTTGCCCGATCAATGAAAAGACTGCGGCCATTGTTTTAAGCAAGGCTCAAGGCCAAATCGCGGGGGTCTCAATCCCTCGAAAGCGTGGTGAAAAGTTAGACACAACCCCCACCCCATGGTCGTGGGAAGGTGTGATCATGTCGGGCACTTTTAATCTGCTTGTCGCTCCACCCAAGGTCGGCAAGTCTGCCTTAATGGTTGGAATGATCAGCGCATGGTTTCATGGCGAAGAATCTTATCTAGGCCAGAAACTTCACGGCGCTTGCCCCAAGGTTTACATCATTGGGACTGATCAACCGGAAAGCGATTGGAACACCTTGTTTGAACGCGAAGGCTTGGTAAATAGCGATGGCGAGCTATCAGGCCCAATCGAAATGTTGTGGCATACGGGAGCACCGTTGCACCTAACTGATGAGGGCGTAAAACATCTAGCAGAGATCGCAGAAGAGAACCCTGGATCGTTCTTTTTGCTTGACAGCTACCACGCATGTTGTGCGCCGCTTGGCCTTGAAGAAGCTGCTTCAAGCTTTGATGGCCCAGCCCGTCAACTTGCCGAGGCCCTTGCGCCGCATAAGGCCACGTTGGCGATGATTCACCACACCAACAAAAGCGTCAGCGGTGGCAACGCAACCAACGCCAGCCGGGGCAGTAATGCCCTGCCTGCGGCGGCCAGCCTCACGATCTTGATGAACTGGTTTAAGCAGCCTGCTGAAGGCCAGACGCAATCAGATCACCGCGTTGTACTCAAGACGCAGGGGAGGGCAAAAGGCACGACCCTGCTGATTGAGCTTGAAGACGATGGATGGGTGCATCACGGCGACGGTGAAAGCGTCTTGGCGGCTGAATCGATGCAAGAGGCTGCGGACGAGCTGCAAGGCCGTCAAGCCGATATTTTTGATTACATCTGCGAGCGTTGGTCAGATGGTCAGTTCCCCGTTGTCGCGAGTGAGCTGGCAGACGTAGCCAAATGCAACGCAAGCAAGGTCAACCGCGCCCTTCGCGCGTTGGAGAAAAAAGACCTCGTTCGGCAGGACGGGCAGCTTGATGCGCTTGTGTCTGGGGGTCGCCCTCAGCTCTTGTGGGTTCCCAATACCCCCTCCCCGGAAATAGGGGGAAAAGGGGGAAAAACGTCAACAACCCCTCGCGCGTCACATGAAATAAGGGGTTATTCCCCTTCTTCCCCTTGTTTACCCAATTCCCTTGGTGCCTCCACAGCGGGGGTTTTACCCCCCGGCACACCGGTCGAATTACGACGCGGCGATGCCTGGTCAAATGGCTGGGTTATTGCCAACGCGACCAAAATGGACAGCATCCGCGCTGCAAAGCTCGGGAGCCCCAACATCACGATCAGTTCCTTGCGTTGGGAACTAGACGTGCGCCTTTGTCAATCTGGCTCGCAAGAGCCTGAACCAACCGAATTATTTGATTTCTGATGCCTGACTGCAACCGGACCTACCCCTGTCGAATTGATGTCCGCCTCACCGAGGCCGAAAGAGAGTTTTTGAACGAACAGGCTCTAAAGCGAGGAATCTCGCGCCAGGAGCTGCTAAGGGCTCGTGTATTGAGCGAAGCAAACCAACCCGCACCAATCCCTGAGATCAAGCCTGTTCATTTTTCGCGTGGTAGAGATTCGATCGACCGTGCTATTTACGCGGTTAATCGTCGATACAACGTCAACAGCCGAGATCTTGAGGGCATTGTCTGCACTGTGATTTGTGCGTTAAACGCGAAGGGTTGACGCTTGCCTGCGGGTATGCCATGCTTTGATCAAGCGGGAGACCGCACCGCCAAAAAACAAATGACTGTCACAGCAGAACAGCTAAACCTTCAGACCAGCAAGCTCGAACTTAATCAAATCATTTGTTCTAGCTACGGCTACAACATGACGATTGTTGATTACTACGTCGTAGCTCGGATCACTAAAGCCAGCGTTTGGCTTCGTCCTATTGGTCGCATCGTTACTGGCGATGATGGTCAAGGCGAAGGCAAAGCAATTCCTGATACGTCTGTGCAAGCGCCAGATTGCAACATCTTCCGCAAGCGCATTCAGCACTGGGACGGCGTTGAAGGTATTTCTGACAGCATCAAGTACTTCCGCATCTGGGATGGCCGCCCTCAGTACCACAACACCTGGGACTGATCACATCTACGGCCCTGAAGACAGGGCCTTCCTTTGCTCTAACACCATGCTTGGCTATCACCACACCAGCCTTAACTTGTTCGAAGCCTTCGAGCGTTATCAAGACCAGCTAAACGCAAACAATCTGCTCAAACTCTCGCCCGTTGAACCTCACTACACCGTTAACGCCTACAAAGGCTCTGACCACATGTGGGAGGACTGGGCCTACGACAATGACGAACTCGTCAGCCTCAAGCAAATCGCTACCGAAAGCGGTTACACCGTCACCGTTGAAAAACTAAATAACAACTAATTACTGTCGGGGCGCCTGATGCCTGGTCTCACACAGCAGGCTGAAAGCAATACAACACCCACCCCCGTGGGAAAAGCAGGGCGGGCCTGGTGTCCCGATCAATACCCCGATTTCAAACATGGACGAACACTACAGAGCACAGCAACATCAAAATGAACTCCGCGCCTTCCTTCGCTATGAAGCCAGACTCAGCCTTGCCTATCGCCAAGCTGCGTACGCTCGAACCAGACGGGCGCATCATGATCACGGTTGGCGAGGAACCAATCCAATTCAGATCGATTGTGAGTAGCCATCACCTCGTCGAAGAAAAAATTATCCGCCTTCAGAGCTATTGGCTAAAAGCCAGTCAAAACAAGGATCTCTAAGCTACGCTATACATCAAGCAGCTTTTTTAGCTTGACATCAATAACATCTTTAAAGTCAGACCATAAAAATGCACGACGCAGAACAGATCGATCTTCTGATCTAATTAAAGAATCGCTGCAACGTTATGGCGCTGCTCGAAGCATTGTTATCGATGAAGACAACCGCATCCTTGCGGGTAACGGCACCATCGATGGGGCAAAAGCCGCAGGCATTAAAAACGTACGCATCATTGAAACCGACGGCGACGAGATCATCGCCGTTAAACGCACCGGCCTGTCAGAAGAGCAAAAGGTCGGCTTAGCTCTTGCTGACAACCGCACGGCTGATCTCAGCGAATGGGATCAAGAGATGTTGCATCAGCTCTCAGAAGAACATGACATCAGTCCTTGGTTTGATCAGGACGACCTGAACGAAATTCTCAACGTCACCGAGCTTGATCCTGAAGAGGGCAACACAGATCCTGATGACGTACCAGAAGCACCAGAAGACCCCGCCACCAAACCAGGCGACCTGTGGATTCTTGGCAACCATCGCCTGCTCTGCGGTGACTCCACCAACCCGCAACACGTCGAACGCCTGATGGATGGCAAGAAGGCTGACATGGTCTTCACTGACCCGCCTTACGGGATGCACCTAAACGCTGATTTCA